CGACACCACCAGCAGTTGTAGTAACTTCTCCATAAGCAGGGAGAGAACCTACAACACCTGAAGTAATATCTGTTCCAGAGTTAATCACATTAACGGCATCACCCTGTGTAAATGCCTCTGTGAAGGTGATTGCTGCTCCATCAGTTGTTTGTGTATATGTGCCAGCATTCATCGTTGCTGCAGAGGTAGCACTTGCGGGTGCTGTGAGACCACCAAGAGTTGCTGAAACATTACTACCACTTACGGAGTATGAACTTCCAATTCTTGTTGCTTGTGATGCAGCAGCATCAACGGTTAATTGAACACTTGAAGACAATCTACTTGTAATATCGGCATGTGCTGAAGGTGCCATCAAAAACATCATACCAAAAAACAGCAGTGATTTTTTCATTTTTCGATGCAATTGGTTTAGAATTATTTAGTATTTTTAAAATGATAAATAACGATGAGATTATTTTAATTGAAAAACATGAACGATCAAGTAAATCACCTCCAGCAATTGGTGGAGCAAAGAAACACTCTGTCAACTGATCTTGAATCACTTACTACACAAACTACAAGAACAAGAGAACTTGCACTTAAGACTCAGGGTGCTATTGAGTATCTTGAAGCCATTGGAGTCAAGTTGCCGGAACCAGAAGTCACCGAAGAAGAAACTGAAGTGTCTGAGACGGAAGTCGTAGAAGAGGGTTGACGCACAGACCAGAAGGCATTATAATAAATGAGTCGAGAGGCAAAACAAGGTAAGAGCATCGACAAACAGATGACTCCTCTTGACTTTTTATGGGCAAGTAGCTCAGATGGATAGAGCCACGCACTTCTAATGCGTTGGTCGGGGGTTCGAGTCCCTCCTTGCCTGCCATTCCCCTGTAGCTCAGCGGTAGAGTCGGTGACTGTTAATCACTTTGTCGCAAGTTCGAATCTTGCCGGGGGAGTTGACAATCATCACCTTTTTGGTATGATTGTCTCATCTTCGGGGTGTAGCGCAGAGGTAGCGCATCGCTTTTGGGAAGCGAGGGTCGCAGGTTCGATCCCTGCCACCCCGATTGGGGAATTAGCTCAGTTGGTAGAGCGCCTGCTTTGCAAGTAGGATGTCAACGGTTCGAGTCCGTTATTCTCCATTGACAATCATCACCACTTCTGGTATGATTGTCCCATAAGAGAAGCACCTGTTAGGATGGTGGTCGCCTAGAATTCGAGGTGGCAGAGACGGATTACCTCCCGTCCGAGACGAAACGTTTAAGTTAGTCCTTTGGCAAATGGCAGTTCGAATCTGCCCTTCTCTTAAACCTGGAGAGGTGGTCGAGTGGTTTATGGCTCTGGTCTTGAAAACCAGCGAGGTGAAAGCCTCCGTGAGTTCGAATCTCACCCTCTCCGCTTTGCCCGAATAGCTCAGATGGTTAGAGCACACCGCTGATAACGGTGAGGTCTCTGGTTCGAGTCCGGATTCGGGCATTCACGGAGGATTGGCTGAGTGGTCGAAAGCAACAGTTTGCTAAATTGTCGAAGGTGTAAATCTTCCGTTGGTTCGAATCCAACATCCTCCGTCTTGCCTTTGTAGCTCAGTGGTAGAGCAGGGCTTTTGTAAAGCTCAGGTCGCAAGTTCAAATCTTGTCGAAGGCTTTCCACTCTTAACAAGTGGATTGGGTTTATAACTCAGTTGGTAGAGTATCGGGCTTTTAACCTGCAAGTCGTCAGTTCGAGCCTGACTAAACCCACTTGACAAGAACTTAATCTTGTCTTATACTACCTCTTGTGTGGAGGAAGTGTGTCGGGAGAGCAATCTCCCACTCTGCGGAATTAGTTTAGAGGCAAAACTAAAGGTTTCCAACCTTTCGTCACCAGTTCGATTCTGGTATTCCGCTTTCGGGTTATCCGAATACCCGAAAAACAAAATGAGTATATATACTCTGTTACTTAAGTAACAATTCAGAACAGAACCAGTCGAGGTTCTTAACATCTGCGGGTAACCATTCCGCAAGTAAAAAAAAACGAGGAAAAAACAAATGTTCAAAACGACTATCGCTGCAGCAGCTGCTGCTGTTGCTCTTGCCCCTGCTGCTGCCCTAGCCGGACCCTATGTCAACGTCGAAGCTAATTCTGGTTGGACTGGATCTGATTATGGTGGAACTGCCACAGACCTTCACGTAGGTTATGAAGGTGAACTGGGTGAGTCTGCTTCCTACTACATTCAAGGAGGAGCTACTGTAGTCTCCCCTGATGGTGCTGAAAGTGACACCGTTCCTTCTGGTAAGGCAGGTCTTGGTCTTGCACTGACTGATGCACTGGGTGCATATGGTGAAGTCTCCTTCGTCGGTTCAGGTGACTCTGACATCGACCGTGGTTATGGAACCAAGTTGGGTCTGAAGTATTCCTTCTGATACTGTAGACACATAGACATCTAGATGTTATACTGGGGGTGCGACGGCATCCCCTTTTTTTGTATATGGATTATACCCCACCTGCACTTTGTATTAGAAGTATTGTACCTGCCGAAACTGCGGGTAAAGTGCTTGTAGATATGCCATCTCTATGGAGAGAAAGTGATGCAATAAACCCTGTAGAGATTAGTAAAAAAACAATTGATTCTATTATGAGTGAACCTTATAGTGTGCCTATGTGCCCACCAGGATGGCCCAATCCTCCTCTTACTGAGACGGAATGAAAAAATACTTTCTGACAATCGTTACTCATCCAGCTACTCATTATAATATAATTACTATTGGATTACTTATCACAATAGGAGCATTGCATAACCATGCACACTATCAGATGAGTAATGATCCCGATGCATATGTATTTCAGTGGTGCAAGGCAAACCCAGAACGATGCACTTATAGACCACGTTAGATAAGGAATAATAATGAAAAAGAAAATGAAAAAGTCGGAACAAAAAATTGCAGACTGTGATAACATCTATGATATGATTGAGATACTACAGAGTCGTATTGAGGAAATAGAAAATGAACATACACAATTGATTCGTAAGATGGGAGAACTAAATAGTCGCGTAGACGACTTTTCTACAAATGAAAATTAATCTTTGGTACTCTAAGAGTATGAGTCAATGGAGATGGACTCTCTGTGAAGAATTTAAAAATGGTGTTACGAAAGTAGAACAACATGCCGGACAACGTGAGGAACTGCGAGATGCAATGAATGATGTTGCCAATACAGTAGAGTATATGTTAGATGATAAATAACTGAAAACTGAAGACGTATAAAGAATTATACAATGGAAAATATAAAGATTAGATGTCGTTCCTGTGGAAAGGAATTGGAAGGACATCCAAGTAAGACAGTTTCTTGTGGTTGTCCGAATATGGCAACTATTCGTGGTGATAGGATTTCGGCAGTTGACTTTTCAAATATTGTTATGTTAAACTCTTATCAACCTAAAAATAAAAAAGGAGTTCTTTCGACGGAAGATATCTTATGGCAGGAACAAAGAAAGCAACGCAAAGTTCGTAAAATGGATTTTGAGATTAGGTAATATTAGGAAATCAAAATAAGTTGACAGATACGAATTAGTAACTATTATAGCTAATATGTATTTCAATCTAAAAACCATGGACGAGCACACCTATAATAACTGGGTGAAAGTCAAAGAGACTTTTGAGTCATCTGGGAATACCAATAATTTCTTTTATCAGAGAGCATGTGTAATTGTCTCTGGTGGTTCGGATCCTATTGATAAAATGATTAAACAAGATAATGGAACATCGAATAGATGAAATAAAATCAGAACATTATGTCACTCAAAAAGAGTGTCAGGAGATGATTAACGATGCTATTCGGAGACACAATAGAAACGCAGGTATTATCAGCATGTGTGTTGGGTGGGTTGTCTTATGTTTATTTGCTGAGGGCCTTCTCAGATTGATTGGAGTTATTCCACCACTATTACCATGGTTACAAATTAAATTGTAGGAGAATTTTATGAAAGTTGGAATGATTTGGTATAACAGTAATATTGCTGTTGATATGTCTCGCAGTATGATCGAAACTGGAATTGAAGTATGGGGGTATAGTAGTGACTATGATCTTGCATGTGAAGAATATGAAAAAGGTTATTTTAGTGGTTATGTAACTTCTCTTAAGTATCTTGTCCAAGCAGTTAAATCTGATAGTCTTAGATACACTAGTGCAGGAAAGGTTCCTGGTATCTTTCAAATTGCACTTCCCGTATCAAAGGCAGAAGACACATTTGATGAGTTGATACCTTTACTTGAGGGGGGTGATATTATTATTGATTATAGTACCGTTGACATAGAAAAATGTCAGGAAAAGCAAAAGTATTGTTCTAAGTTAGGTATATCATATATCTTTGTTGGTATCTATGGATCAAGACATACTATTGATACTTGCTCTGATATTTTTAAACGTACAATGTACAAATCACCTTTCGTACAATCTCCAAATTGGTGAAAATATAAAATGACTTTAGCAGATGTCTTACTCTGGGGAACAATACCCTTTCTATGTACCACCATTTATTTCGGGCACAGAAAGGGTGAAAATAACTACTATGAAAGTGACAAATATGACGGAAATGGAACAGCGCATTAAGATGAGGTATGCGTTTGCCATGTCTTCATTTGGTAGAATGTTTACACCAAATAAAATTTCATATGAGATGAGATTATTATGTGAAGAGTGGTCTGAAGACATGAATAAAATTCCACCTGCCAAAGATTTATATCAAGTTGATCGTTACTTTTTAGAACTATGGAAAACATGGTCATTGCCTTCATAGTATTTTATTCTTTATTCGGTTTATTTCTTTTTATCCTTTCAATTTTACAAGAGTAATGTTACAGTTTGCTAGGTTTTGTGGAACAGTATTAAACAATCCATGGGGTTGTGGATTCTTGGCATGGTGTCTTATCTTCGTTCCTATCATAGGAATGTGGGCAGTCCACAAATACAATTGGCAGCATTGGGCACCATTTGACAGAGGGCATCAGAGGTAGTATAATATATGAGTTGAGAAATCAACTGCGGTGCTCCCCTTTGGTAGGTTCAGGAGCAGCGGCGATAGGAACCTACTTGACTACATAATCACAACACCGTATAATATACAGGTAATCAAAACGGACAATGGCACTGACTGAAAAATTCAAAACCAGAGATTTAGAAACTCTTCGTAATGCCGCAAAAGGTGAAATTTTCTTAGATGTAAAAAGTCCAAAATTATTTAAGAAGGTTCGTAAATATTATGAATCT